TTGTTATCAACATATGAAATCTGTGCATACCCAGATAAATCTATCTGTGTACTACCTGTCTTAAGGTATCTTCTAATACCTAACTCATTCTCAACAACCATGTATATATCATAAATATCAGTTGAATCAGTCTGTAACAAAAGGTAGATTACATCATCCCTTGCCCATTCAATATCAGGTAGTTCCTCAACAACAACGTTTATCTTAGTATCCATCTCTGCTATTGCTTCATTGATTTTATAATCAACTGAACCCTCAACTGTAACTGCACCGTTCAATATTGCAATAGCATCTGAATTATTCTGTACCTTTGTCTTTTCTTCATTACTATAATCATTTGTAGAAAGTCCTTTTCCAGTTTCCTTGTCTACTTTGTCTGCAAGTAATGCATTTACTTCAGTTTTGTTATAGTAATTTAATAAATCAGCAGAGCCACCAGTAAATTTTCTCCATTTACCAGTTACATCATCCACTGAATTACTCTTATTGAAAGTATATATACAACCATCTTCAACACAAGTTGTTATAAACACTTGAGGCAAATAATTTTCATTGTATTCTTTCATTGCCTCAATTGTCTGAAACATATCTCTTTCAACATTAGGAGATGACTTTCTAATATTGAAATTGTCTAGCATACTAATTGCCATTTGTTCTCACCTCCTACTTGAATGTTATCTGATTATCTTCAGCAGCAGTTGGCTGAATTAATGTGTAGCACCAGTAATCTATTCCATCAACTGTAACTTCACTTCTTTGGAAGCTATCAAAATAATTTATATTGTTAACTTCATCTTTTATATAAGTAAGTGCTCCAAATGACTTAGGATAAGCATAGAAGACTTTACCCCAGTTAGTTGTTATACCTGTATAATTAAGTGTTCTTGTATCCTTTAATACACTTGTTCCACCCTTAACAGTTGTTTCATCAGGGTCACTCACATTTGCATCACAAACACCATAATATGACTTACCTACAAACTTTATTGTTACTGTTGATGTACTTGTCTGTTTTCCATCTGTAGCAGTAGCTTTAAATGTTACATCTGTTTTTATTGGTGTAGCAGGATTATATTGATATGAGAAGCTACCACCACCCTCAACTCCACTTGTTTCTTCGTGTAATAGTGTACTATCTACAAAATACTGAATCTTTGTTATGTTCTGTGTCTTCTTTGTTACTGCAACCTTTAATAGTATTGCAGTAATTGATTCAGTCACAATATCATATAACTTTGTAGCAGGTGATGTAGTTAATGTAATTGCAGGAGGACTATAAGATATCAACATATCTCTTATAATCTGCTCTAAACTTGTCCCTGCTGGGTAATTTTTTCCATTTGTTATTGTTCCTATTTCAACTGTACAAGTTAATGGCTGAGTTAACTTTGACTCAGCCTCTACTTCACCACTATCTATTTCAGTTCCATCAGACATTGTTAATACTAAATGTCCTTCTTCATTTATCTCTGCATCAACTACTGATACACCATCATCACCCTTAGGTCCTGCTGGTGGTTGTGTAAATGTCATAACAGCAGTTGAATCATTTACAAATTCAAAGTGTAACTCATTTCCAACAACAGTCACGCTTCTTATACCAGAAGTTAAACCTGCAATATCCTTTTTATTTTTTCTTGCTAATATGTCTGTTAATCCCATTGCCTGTACCTCCTACTTAAATTTGGTACCAAGTCTTTGACTTAAAATGAAATACATATATTGCCCCAGTATCTAACACTAAACAGTTAGTGCCAGGCCCTACATTTTCAACAGGTAATCTATCTATATCAACACTTAAACACTGAAGTCCATATACTGTACCATTTTCAATTACTGTAGCTTCTATTGAACCATCAAAATTCATAATGTTACCTCCTACTAAAAATGGGGATTGAGTTCTTAAAACCCAAACCCAACCCCCCACCTTTTCAATGTTGACTATTCTGTTTTATCCACCATATTACTGGTAAGATACAACAGCTTTTGCTACGCCCTCAGGCATAACAGTCTTGCGACCAGATACTGATAAACAACGAACTGCATCCTTGAATGAAGTCTGAAGTCTAAGAGCCTCCATATCCTGAATCTGGTTGATTTCAGTTGTGAACAGAGGGTGAGAAAGTACAATCTGGTCATTATCTCCCTCTGTCTTACCAAGATTATTAGTACTATAAATCTCAATACCGTAAAGCTTTCCAATATAACCAGCATTAAGTGAATCCTGAGTAGTAGGAGGAGCAAGGTTGATGTAAGGGTCTGAAAGAAGTAAGTTCTCAAAATCAGGCCCACATGCAAGTCTACGACCATCTACAGGAACATTAGCCTTATCAGCCTTTGTCTTAAGTTTAAGAAGAAGAGCTTTTGCATCAGCAGCAGTAGCAAGCTGAATAGCTGTAGTGTCATCACCAATTGTATTAGCAGCAACTGCAGCACCTGCAATTTCTGCAAAAGTAGCAGCATCGAGGTCTTCAGCAATCTGTCTTGCCATTTCCTCTGTATACTTAGCCATTAATTGACCACCATCACGTGACTGAACTGCATCAACATCATCAAGCTGAACTGCAGCATACTTCTTATGGTCGATATTAAGAGTCTCTACTGTAGTACTCATATCATCATAAACAATGTTTGCACCAGTGTAGTCCTTGAGAGTTACATTGCCAATTCTGTTAATCTTAACAGAACCTCCATACATAACCTCACCCTCTACATCATGGTTAACGAACGCTTCGCCTACAAGACGAGACTTTAGGCTTCTCAGTAACTGAGAATACCAGACTGCTGGAATAAAACTTGTAACTGCCATTGTTTTTTACCTCCATTATTATTTTAAATTACCTAACTGTGACATGATGTTTGCTAAGTCAGCATTTACTTCTTCCTGACTTAAACCTTGAATCTCTGCCAGACTTCCATACTGTCTTAGTGTCTTACCAGCAGTTTGGCTAGTCTGTAATGACTGACCAGTTGATACAACCTTAGGAGCTTCAAAAGAACTACCATAAGTATTCTTTAAACCATCAATCTGTTCATCAAGACCACCAGTAATGTTATAATCATCATCCATCTTGATATCATCTGATTTAATCAGTGACTTAAGACCTACTAACTCTAATTCATTAGTTATACCTAAAGAACCAAGTTTTTCTGAAATTGCATGTGCTTTAATAATTCCCTGCACCTTTGCTTTCTCAGCAGCCATCTCTGATGTATGACTTTCTTTCAACTTAGCAATCTCTTCAACCAGTGGGTTAGGAGCATCTCTTAAACTCTGCATTTCTGCCTGCAACTTTGTTACTTCATCATTGTGTTTCTGGCTACTTACATAATCACCTGAACCAACATCCTGTAACTTGATACCAGCATCATCCAGTGCCTTAAGTGCTTTGTCATACGCTCCATCTGTGTCCTTTAATGCATCCCTTAATGTTTTCTTCCAGTCTGTCATTTGTATTACCTCCTATCATATGTTTTAAATGACTTTTCTGTCTGATGATAAAGTATGTTTAAACGTCCACACTCACGACATTTATAAATTCAATGGGAGTAACACAAAAGTGCACTCCCACTAAATTATTAAACTATCTACTATTATTCCTAATGTTATCTTGCATAGCCTCTTCTTTTTTATCCCCAAGTTCTGGATAATACATAGCCCTGTATTCATCAGGTGTCAGCAGACCAAGTTCAACCTCTTTTAAGGCACGTTCTCTCTGTGATGTTTTATCCTCAATTAAACTCTGGTCAAATGAAATTGACATCTTGCAGTTAATGTTATACTTAGTTCCAAATACATAGTTACTAACATATAACAGAGCCTTAATAATCTCATATAAACTCTTTTCAATTCCTAACTGCATCTTACATACGTTTCTATATAAATCACTATTTGCACTTATTACTTCCTTAGCCGTCTTTTGAACTGAACCATTGCTAAATTTATAATATCCATGTCCTAAGCCACACTTAAATGAAAGTATATCCAGAACTAACTCAATGCCTTCACTTAGTTCTTTACTACGAATCTCTGGGTTATACTCATGAATAGGCTCTTTAATTTCCTTTTCATTCATATCATCACCAGTGTAGTAATATATTTCTCTTGTACTATCATCTTCATCAGGAGTAACAATATTATTATTCTGGTCTCTCTGTAATAAACTCTTTGAATAATAAACTTTCTTCTGACTATATCTAAACTCTCCGCATAGTGTACTGAATGCATCGTCTATAGCTTTTAACTCATCGATTGCATCACCGAAACTGGACGCACCCATAGGAGAATTAATGTCATAGCTATTAAGCTGAGGCATCTTAATACAAGTGAACCAAGGAATATTACTACCTGTGTCAAATTCTTCAATAATTCCATCTGTAGTCATATAAATGAAATTAGTTAAGCTGTTTCTATCCTTGTTCAGATAATCAACTTTACATTTCTTATTAACAATTACATAATTTCCTTTTTCATTTAAAATGTGGAGTCTTAACTCCAAATATGTCTCATTTTTAATCTGGTATTCATCTAAGAATGCCACCTCTTTTATCTTTCCTGTGTTATCCCAACTCAAAGGTAAGAGGTGTAATGCATCATATTTTGAAATCTTAGTCTTGGTATTCTTATTAGGTACAAACTTGTTTTCAACTTGTAATAAGTTTTCTACCAACACTTCTATACCAGCAGTACCAAGACCAGCCATTAATTCAACTGACTTGCTCATCATAGACCAGAAGTCATTCTCACCAAGAATACCTGTCATTTCATCATTACCCATTAGGTATTCTTTCTCTGCTTTGTCTTCAATGTTAATAATTACATTCTCATTAAAAACGAGTGAGGCAATATCCTCACTCACACGCTTACCCATATGTAACTTTGCTTTTTCTACCCTAACATTACTGTTACCATTGTAAAACTTCCTAACGTGGTAAGGTGTTGTTCCTTTATACCATTGGTAGCAACCCAAGATGTAATTTGTGTAGATAGAATAATCAAAAGTAAAGGTTTTAATACCTAAACCATTAATTAGTTCAACTACTTTATTAATATCTAACATAGTGTTTAACCTCCTTTTATCAGATGAAGTTATAAATATTTATTTGACTTTCTACTGAATAACTCAATCCATCCCAAGTATCATTATCTGTTGTTCCATTATCTAACACCTTGTCTGCTAGACTTTTTTCATCATAAACAAGTCCATCAAGACTGCTTATAACAGTTTTACACTGGGACAAAACACTAAACATTCCTAATGCCATCATACGTTGAATGAATTTAACCCTGTCCATTATTGGTAACTTCAAAGCATCACATACAATAATTTTCATACCCTGTTTTCTTATTGCTGTTCTTGTTCCTGCCTCTAGGTATTGTTCTGCATTGTCACAATATATTTTCTGAATAGGTATATTAAATTTAGAATTGAATACACTAAGTTCATTTAATATCCACTCATACATAACTTCAGGGTCTATCTCACCTTTATTACGTAAAAGCTTATTGCTCTGTAAAACTACAATGCCTTTCTTCTTATCTCTATAGAACCCGGTTATTACTAAACTAGTACCTGACTTGTTTCCACCATAATCTAGACCAGCAAGTGCAAATGCTATATCATTCTGTTCTACTGAGTCTACAACAAATTCATCATGATGTGCTATAAAGTAGCTGAATATACTTCCCTCTGCAGCCACCCACAATCCTTGAATATATCTCTTATATTCTAGTGAGCCCTCTTTATATAGCTTGTATAGTCTTTCA